AGCCTGAACACCTGTTGGGAACGCCGGGATGGCAAATACAGCGTCACCAACTGAACCAGCGGCGGCAACGCCGGTCAGAGCTACGGTGCGTGAACTACCGACATCTCCGGGGTAGCCATCGGCATGAAGACCCGAAATCAGCGGGAACGGGAAGGGGTCAACGTCGTCTACAACGCCTTCGGCCTCGACGTGCGTAAGCGCAATAAGCGGTGTAGCGACAACAGCGCCGACGTCACCGGAAGCCGCGACGCCCGTGAGCGCAACCGCCTTGTCCTGGGTGACATCACCGGCTGCCCCGGCAGCAACTACACCCGTGAGCGCAACAGTAGTCGTGGGCGACGCGGTGCCCACAAAACCCAGAGCCAGAACACTGTCTTCTGCTGGGCTGATGGTTTCGGCTACGTCCCCAACATCGGCAGACGCAGCAACGCCCGTGAGCGCAAGATTGCGCCCATTAATAGCGATGGTGCCCGGAGTTCCGGTGGCAACAACGCCCGTCAGGGCGACAGTTACGTCTGCCCCTACAGTACCTACAGCACCACTAGCAGTGACGCCAGTTAGGGTTTCACCAAGTCCACCCCAAGCGCCACTGCCCCAGGTGCCACTACCCCATGAGGTGGGCACAACCCGGCTCCTTTAAAAGAGTCGGATTACGTCGTTGCTATGCGCAGCAGAGCCGTCGAGGTGGTGTTGGCAGGCATCGTCAGGGTAAACGTACCTGCGGTCACGGTCTGTGAACCAAAGGTATGCACGCTGACAGCCTTGTCGCTCTGGGTAGAGTTGTAGATCAACACCGCATCAAAAGCTGTGGTCAGCGTGACGTTGGTATACGTCAGACTGGCTGAAGGCGTCCAATAGCCTGTACCTGCCGTAGTCGAGGTGTTGCTCGACTGCGGGGGGTTGGCGTTGGTCACCGTCACACCACCGGGGGTGTAGTTGGTTCCGGTCACTTCACCCGTGCTGCTGTAAGCCGTGGTGCTTGCGTTCACCGTGGCAGAAGCCAGATAAAGCGCGGCTTTGAAGGTGTCCGCAACGCCGCTGGCGCGAGCAGGAGCAGTGCCAAAGTTGTGGGTTGCCGTCAGCACTTCGCCAAGGAACGACGTGCACATCGACTGGGTGTTTGCCATTTCAGGCTCCTTTCGTTAACCAAACGACGCGGCTTCCGCGCCTGCAAAAACGGGCATCTGCTTCAACGTAACATGAACCGAACGATGCACAAGTTCGCCCTCATGCCAATACTCGACCCAAGTCGTGTATTCGTTGTCATTATCGAGAACCCCCTCCTTTTTCTCAAGAAGGGATTCCTCCATATCACCTTTGGTGGTAAAGACGGTTGCCATCAAGCGATCCTTATGATTGCATTGGTGCTGTCGGCAGTTGGAAACTGCACCTGAAAAGAAGTAACAGCGGTTTTGTCACCGCCGAAGTCGAGGACGCAAACAGTGGGGTTGCCCCCGCCAACTTTGTAGATCAGCGCACCACGGCAAGTGAACGATGCCGGGTTCCACGTGGCGTTGGCAAACGACAGGTAGGCAATCGTGTTGCTTGGGTTAGTACCTGTGGTTGGAGCAACGCTGACGGTCAAAACATTCCCACCCGTGGTGTAACCCCCGCCCGCAGGGACTTCACTTGCCGTTGTGTACGCAGACGTGGTCGGCCCAATACTGGCACCGCCCGTGTAGAGCGCCATCTTGAACGTGTCAGTGCTGAAGTTGAACTGGCCAGAGGCCAAGCCCACCTTGAACTGATTGGTCGCGCCTTGCTCGATGGGCATTACTTGACCCCGTTATTCTGCGGCAGCGGAGCCAGACGCGACTGGCCACTGCGGTACGCATCGCTGCGCTCCAGACCATCACCCAGACGCTTGGCGAGTTGCAGGGCTTCCATGTACTTTTGGTTGTACAGCGCAAGCATGTCCTGTTCACCCTTCATGTAGGTGTACGCCTCAACAAGCGAGCCGTACAGGAGCACGGTGTCGAAGTTGTCGCCCAGCCACGAAGTATTCGCCGTCACGATGGACTGCGGGTAGTAGTAATAGTGAAGCTCGACGTTGTAGTTGGCGTTGGGCGTCGGACCAAGGATAAAGCTCAGTTCGTTGGTGATGGTGCTGCCATTCACCGTGGGGCCGAACAGCGCGTAGTAGCGCGGGACGCCAGTGTCTTGCGGTGTCGGATATGCCTGCCGGATAAAGTTCACATCCTTGTTCAGCAGGTACTCGTACGTGCCCGTGTTCAAGTTGCCGCCCGTCACGTCCGTGATAACGGCCAGAGAGTAGACGGAGAGGAAGTCGTCAGGGGCGGAAAGGTATTTATTGTTCGTGCTGACCACACCCGTCATGTTCTTGCGAAGCGAAGGGAACTGAACCGTGTTGTAGATGCGCTGCTCAGCTTGTTGAACGAAAACGGGTATCTGAACAACGAAATCGCTGCTCGGGTTTTCGGTATACGCCTGGATGGCGTTGCTGAGTTGCGTGTAGTTCACGCCATCGGTCCCCTGGCCATCGTGCCCTTGGTGGCGCAGCCAGTACCACGGATTTTGATACCCGAAGTCTTGGTCGGCTTGTACTCGTTGGAGTGCATGTTGGCCACGGACACGTCCATGCGCAGCGCCTTCTTGATGTCGTCAGCGCCAACAACTGGTGTGGCCACCGGCTTGGGAGTTTTGTAGGTTGCCATGTCAGACACCTTTCTGCTTGCGGCCAGGGTTCATCTGGTTGGCGACTTTGGCCAGACCGCGACCCATCTTGAGCATGTCGCTGTTGGTTTTGCCACCAGCACGCATCTTTTTAGCGTGCATGCGCTGCTCGTGCGCCTTGACTTCGGCCTTGGCCACTTTCTTCATCGCATCCATTTTTCGCTCCTATGCCGTCACAACCGTGACTGTACCAATTTGAACCTGCAACACCAAGTAATTTGGTGTCAGCCCAGCATCGGGGCCACGAGAACCACCAACCGGATTCCAGCCCCACTGGAAGTCCCGACTGCCTTCACTCGGGAAACCCACCGCTTCCTGCGTGGTTGCCGTCGTGTCCACAATCTGCAGCCCCGTATTTCCTGACTGCACGTAACTCAGATCAGGGCGCGGGTTGCGCAAGCCTTGCGGGTCATCGACCGGGTACATGCCCAACTGCAATTGCGGTTGGTCGGGATCCCAGCAGACCGGGCAGACCAAGAGGTTGTAGGTCTTGGTCTTAACAACTTCCTTGCGCAGTTGCGTGAGCTTGAACCGAAAGTCGCAGCGGTCACACTGCGCAATCGCATTCTTGCCTGACGCAAACCGGTTGCCCATTTAGGTGCCGCTCCCGATGTACATCTGCCGGGGCACGAACCGCACCGCTGCCTTCTCTTGATCCTCGCCTGCGGCGATCATCCACGCCTCGTCGTACTGTTCTTTAAGCACTTGCAAGCGGCTCAGCCCATCAGGCACCTTCAGCGCGATGTAGTACGCCAGACCGGCCACGAGGCAGGGCAGAAAGCGGAACGGCACGTCCATCGTCTTGACGCCACCACCGGCGTCCTGCAGGCGGCGCAGCCGCCAGTACACAAATTGGTAGGTCGTGCCCGGATTGGGCGTTGGCCACACCGTGATGCTGTTCTTCTGCGACAGGATGATGGCCGCACCAGACGAGTGGCCTGCAGCGGTCGTACCGGCTTGGCCACGGGCGCAGTTCAGCAACAACGCTGGGTTGCCGCCACTAGCAGGCTGCACCTCGTTGAACGCAATCAGTTCGTTGTCGATCTTGATGAAGCCCGCGTTAGGCACACCGGCGAGCGATGTAATGGGGATCGACGTGGTGTCAGCCAGTATGGTCGCCTGCAGCGTCCCGGCAAGCACAGAGTCCTGCCCCGACAGCTTCTGAATCCAGACCTGAATGGGTCGGCCTGTGATCAGTTTGTTGGGAATGGTGGCGTAGGTGCTGACGCTAATCCGGGTGATGGTCAGGTCGGCTTGGTTGTTGGGGACGTTGGCGTTGGTGCGGATGACGTGATCGAGCAAATCCACCGTGTCGTCCGGCAGCGCGTAAGTCGGCTGACCAGTAGCCAAGGTGATGACGTTCTGCTCAAACGTCCACATATTCACGCCACGGTTGCCCCAATCGGCAAAGAGTAAGTTCAGGCTGCGACGGGCCGTGCGCAAGTCATAGCCGGTGCGCATCTCGCCACCGGCACGCTCGAAGGCTTCCTCGACAATCTCATTGAGGTCGAGGTCAAACGCAGCTACGCCTGAAGTTGTCATCTGAATCTCGCGGTCTTCTTAGCGATGGCCTTGGGTTGCGCTACGAACTGCTTGCCGGAGGCTTTGCCTGCTCGCTTTGCTCGGGTTGAGGCGGCGTACTC